CAATCGCCCGTCGGCTATGGGTTTGCGCCATTTGGCAGAAATGCAGGAACGGGAATAAAAACCCCGCGCCAGCAATGCCGGGCGGGGTCTTTGGTGCCCGAACGCGGGCGGGGTTGCTTGCCACGGCTCCAGCAAGATGCTGGAAGGAGGGCTGCCTGCAAGCTGTCGCGGTTTTGCTGAAACGGGGCACTCACGACTAATCCCCGTCCCGTCTCTCCCCGAAGGGCCGCACGGGCTGCGGGTTAAGCCAGGCGCGAGACCATCATGGTCATCAGCGCGGGTATGTTCTGCGGCAGTACCGCTTCAATCTTGTACTGCTGGCCGTCGATCTCTAGGCGAGTGCCCAGCGGGTTGATGTTCTGCTGGTAGACCGTGACCTTGATGTTCGTCTCTCGCTGCTCGGCAGCGGCGGCAATAAACGCGGTACCGCTCACGCCCTCAACCTTCCCCCAGCAGCTAGACACGGCAGCCCAAGTTACGATTGGCGCACCGCTATTCGGATCTTGGGTAATGGTTTGTTTGAGCACCTTGATAGGGTGGCGCAGTTCACCGGCACCCATCACAGCACCGCCATATCGCGGTAGGGCCCAAGCAACAGTTGGTAGGCCGTGCTATCGAACATGTAGCGGTCAGACTGGCGCTCACGGAACACATATAGGTCGCCGGTTAGCAGCAGTACGGCGGACTTGATGGGGTCGGGCATAGGGTCCGGCAACTGGTCGCCCAGGTAGTTGGTGACGTGACCGATGGCGGCATTCAGATAGGTCTGAACCAATCCGTCTTCCAGGTCATGCATCACGCGCAGGTGTTGTTTGGCTTCTGCAACGGTGGGGGCTGTCATACGAAGAAAACCTCAGTGTCGATTTCAATAGGGGCGTCAGCGGCTTGGGCGGCACCCATGGCCATGGCTAGCGCCTGTATGCCGTCAATGCGGCCTGTACGGCGTGACTTGTCCAGCTTGCGGCTACCGGCAGGATCTTGGACTGCACAGGCGTTGGCGGCGCACATGGTCAGCACCGGATTGTCGCCGTGGGCAATCCGGCCATTCAGCAGCTCGGCTTCCAGCGCATCCAGTGCCGGCGCCATATCTTTAAAACCTTGTCCCCACTCCAACAACGGCAGGTCAAGGCCCAGGCGCTCCAGTTCCTTGCGGAATACGTCGATGCGCCAGCGGTCGAAGGCCACGGCTTGAATGTCCACGTCCGCCAGAATCTCGGCCATATCAGCGGCCACGAACTCATAGTCAACGGTCGCGCCGGGCGTGGTGCGGATGTAGCCTTCATGCACCCACTGGTCATACGGGGCGCGGTCTTTCTTGGCGCGGTCGAGCAGCCCTTGGCTTGGCGTCCAGAAATACGCTCGTACCTGCCAGACGCCGGCCACCTTGCCCACCAGTACCAGGGCGGTTAAGTCGGTGCGGGCCGATAGGTCGAGACCGGCATACACTGGCCCATCAAAGGGTTCAGGGTCCGCGCTGCACGCTGCCCACACGTCAGGGCTGATAAAGGGGCTGTCCAGGCTCACGCGCTGATTCAGCAGCAGGTTGCGGGCCGTGTTGCTCATGCTCGGCATTCGGGCCGCTTGATTCATCTGCTCGGTCAAGTCGTCCAGGCTGCGGAACAGGCCCAAGGCCGGGTTGGCTGCCTTCCATTGCTCAACGTCCAGCAGCTCGCAGGCCTTGGCGGCGGCGTACAGGTGGCAGACTATGCGCGGGTCATTCGACCGGGTGGCGTCGTCGATCCACTGGCTAAGCAGGTCGGCATCATTGGCAGCTTGGGTGCTGATGGCAATCAGCAGGGGGTTCTCATGCGCACCTTGGCTTGTGGTGATGGCATCCACGAAGTCAGATTGCGGACCTCGGATTTGGCCTATCTCATCCAAGATCGCCAGCACCGGCGACAAACCGTGCGCCGTCTTGCCCTCGGCGGCCAGGGCGCGGAACTCGGTATTCAGGTTCAGGCCAAGCAGGCGCTTGCCGCTCGGCACGATGCGCACAATCTTGGATAGGGCGGGCGACTGTTGAACCATCTTGGCGGCCAGGTTGAACACCAGGGCGGCTTGGTCGCGGCTCATGGCACCGGATACCAATTGGCTGTTCTGCTTGGCCTCCGGGCCGACCAGGTGCGCCAGCAGCAGGCCGGCAATCAGTCCTGATTTCCCGTTCTTGCGGGCGACCGACAGGATGGCGCGGCGGGTGCCTGCTGGGTTGTCGTACACGTCGCGGATGAACTGCTTTTGGAAGCCTGCCAGCAGCAGCGGTTTGCCCACGTCCGCACCTTCAGGCGTCACACAGTAGCGCTCGATAAACCTGATTATCTTGTCGGCGCGACTCAGATCCGGGCTGTTTAAAGGTGACGGAATCTCACATTTAGCCGCGCTCATTGCAGCGTTCCCAGGGTAGGAATCAGCTCGTCATCAAGCTGGTTGCGGGCCTCACGTTCCAGGGCGGACGCCTTGGGCAAGCTCTCGGATTTGCCGACCGTCGTGATGGTATCCACTTTCAGTTGCCGGGCGGTGGCCAGGGCGCGGCGGCTCATGTTCTCCATGATGGCGATGGCCGGGTGCGCCTTGCCGTCCTGAATGAATCCGTCCGTGTCGATCTGGCGTTGCAGCTTCTCGATGTCGGCATAGGCGCGGGCGAGTGATGCGGCCAGAATCAAATCAGCCTCGGTCCAGGTGTCACGCGGGCGGGCCAAAACAATGGCGTCCCAGAATGGCCTTGAACGCTTGCACACGCGCACGCAGGCGGGCGGGGCAATGGGGCCAAGGGCAGCAGCTTGCACGGCAGCCGTGGCGGCCTTGGCGCTGTCAGATCGGGGGCGGCGGTGCGTGGTTTTCATGGCGATTAGCAAATAAAAAGCACTTCGGGCGCGGTGCTGGTCGTGGCGGTTGCTGGTGATTTTTCACGTTCGTTTGCGTTGTTTTTGTCGAGCGCGCAAACGTTGCTTTGAATACTTTCGTTTGCGTTGTTTTTGTCGATCGAACGAACATTGCTTTGAACATTATTTTTTTTATTTTCTTCGAGTGAGCGGCTACCCCCTCCCCCCCAGGGGTGGGTGGGGTCGAGTGGCAAACCATTTACATCACAGCCCAGGTACACACCCTTACCCATATCACGCGCTGTCTTGAGTGAGTGGCACTCGTGGCAGAGGCTCTGTAGGTTCTCCCGGCTGTTGTCGTCGGTGTAGTCCTCGCGGGCGTCCTCGATGTGGTCAACGTCAATGGCAGGAACCACAAGGCCGCGTGCTGCACACATACGGCACAAAGGTTCTTCAGCCAGCACTTGAGCACGCAGTTGGCGCCAGGCTTTACTGCTCAGGCTCAGGGTGCGCTTCTTGGGTGCGTACTTCATGCGGCGTCCTCCTCTTCAGCTTCTCTTCCACTATTGAGCCCAGCACGCGCAGGCGGGGTTCCAGCATCTTGAGGCGGCGTTTCTTCGGTTTGCTCGGCTTCATCATCTAGCCCTTCAATGGTTGGTAGGTTTTCCATGCGGCGCACCTCAGACTTGAGCAACCATCCGTCTTCAATGCCGCGCTGATAGAACTCGGCCCGGGTGGTTGAGTCGCCGCGCAGCAGGCCTTCCACGTTGTGCTCGCAGAAGTAGGGGCCACCCAGCAGGGTGCGGTTGATGGCTTGTTCCCAGGCGACCAGGTGGCGGCGCAGGGTCAGGGTGATGAACTGGCGGGCCAGCTCCACGCTGTTGGAGTAGTTGGCTGATTCCATGCTCTGCACAATCACAGGCGGGCAGCGGAACAGGCGGCAGACCTCAATCACCGATAGCTTGCGGGCCTCGATCCATTCCGCATCCTCCAGCGTCATGGACACGGTGTTGAACGTGGCACCTTGGGGCAGCACAGCGGTTTTGCCGTGGTTGTTCACTCCACCTTGCCCAGCGGCCCAGCTCTCTCGAATCTGAGCGGCTTGGTCCTTGGTCGTGCCGGGTTGGGTTTCGATAATGCCCGACAGCTTGGTGCCTTGTTCGAACATCTTGGCGCCGTGCGTCTGCTCAGCCAGGGCAAGGCCGATGGTGTCGCGGGCCACTGCTATCGGGCTGCGGCCTAACACGCCGTCATCACTGTGAAAGCGTAGGTGCAGGATCTCGTCAGAGGTGAGCCGAGTTAGTTTGCCGTTGCGGTCGGTGACGTCGTACAGCAGGCGGTCGCTGGTGCTATTGGTCAGCACGGTGACGTTATCCGGGTGTAGCGGTTTCAGTGCTTCGACTCGGCCGGCACCATTCCAGACAATGCGGGCATATCCGTTGCCGCGTAGCAGGACGTGGCGTTGCAGCAACTCCCTGAACTCCAGGGCGGTTTGCCAATCGTTGGGGGCATCATGCAGCAGCGCGTACAGCGGGTGGGTGCGGTCTTTATCGCGTCCGCCATCGGTGCGCCGGTACACGTCCAGCGGCAGGCTTGCGACGGTCTCGGCAATAGCGCTCACGCAGCCATAAACCGCGCTGATGCTCTCGGCGCTGCGATAGTCA